AAAAGGAGCGAAAAACAAGATGACAATCAGATTCGACAAAGCAGAAATGCAAAAAGCAATGAAACAAGTTAAGACAAGTGTAAAAAGTGGAAAAGGGCAACCAAAAGAACTACGAATGAAAGCAATGAATGGCAAAACCTACACAATGAAACAAAAAGCATACTGTGGATTGTTTGATAATCAAGTGAAGTTCTATATGGCAAATAGTCGCTACCCAAATTACACTACATACCTATACGATGCAGACACACCATTTCGTGGTGTACCACAACCAACATCATATACTTGTGGAAGCCAATCCTTATCCAATGCAAGTTCTCAAGTATTATGTTATGCAACTGAAAAAAGGTGCAGAGATGCTTGTAACACTACCAAGAATGGAACAAGCCCATCTAACTTGATTCGTGGAGCAGAAAAGTTAGGTATGAAAGTTGAGAAAATCAATCGTACTTATAATGCAGTAAAAAGTGCAATAAGTAAAGGATACTCTGTAATCGCTCATATAGAAACTGGTGGAAACACTAAACCAACTTGCTTGGGTTTCCAATCAAATTTCGGACATTGGATTTCAATCTACAATGTAACTGGAGATTACAAGTTCAAAGTCTATGATCCAACAAAAGGTTACAAGACTTGCAATGCAAACCAAATAATCAAAGCCACAAATGGCAGACAAATCTATTTCTATCAAGTCAAACCATTATAGGTTTGGCTTATTTTTTTTATTAAATCATAAATAATACTTTTTTTATTATTAGTAATAACATCACCTTTATATACTACAAAATATAATAAATAATATTATCAGATTACTCTTTTTAAACTAATATATCGTAGTAGATATTATTACAATCCCACGATATATAATAGCACCTTAAAAGAGTAACCTATTAAGGTGATATATATGGTAGAAAACAGTAAGAAATTCCAACAATTCATAGAAGAGAGAAACCTCTCCAAAGCAACCATAAAACAGTACAAAGCAACTCTTCGCCAATACTGTGAATTTAATGGTATGACATTAGACCAATTACTTGAAGAAGCCGACAATGAAGAAGAGCAAGGAGTTCGTATGAAAAAAAGAACCTTGAAAACAAGGTTAGTGAACTTCAGAACTGCAATCATTGAAACCGATAGCAAAAACACTATCGTAAACAAGGTCAATCAAGTGAAAACATTCTATCGCCATTTTGAGATAGAACTCCCAACATTACCATACCTTTCGGAAAAGAACATTAGGAAAGAATCTCCAATCGCTTATGAGGACATTCCCACCAAGACTATAATTCGTGAGGCATTAGATTTTTCAAGCCTTATGATGAGAGCATTTATCCTATTGCAATGTTCAAGTGGAATGGGTAAAGCCGAAGTCTTAAGTTTAACAGTTGGGCAATTCCTTGAGGCAACTGGCAAGTATGATCCAAACAAATCTATCCACGAAATGTTGATAAGCATTTACTCATCAGAGGAAATGATAATCCCTACCTTTAGAATGAAAAGGCAGAAAGTGAATGAGTTTTACTATACCTTTTGTACTGCCGAAGCAGTACACGAAATAGTGAAAATGCTACTCAATGAGAATAGGGATATAAACTGCGAAAGCAAACTCTTCAAGGTAAGCCCAAACTATGTCAATACTTTAATGGGCAGAATCAATGATGTCTTATGTCTTGGTAAAGTCAATGGGCAATACAACAAGTTTCGTAGCCATATGTTAAGAAAGTTCAATGCAACTCAACTATGCAATGGCGAAAATGCCCTATCTGAAGAGGAAATAGACTTCATACAAGGTAGGAGCAGAGGCAAGATAAGGGAAACCTATCTCAAGAAGAACCCAGTAGAATTGAAACATAAGTACATAAATGCAATGAACAATGTACTTATAAACCACGAAAGTTCAGTAATAAATCAACAACGAAGAGAATTTGAAAGGAACGAACAAAAAATCGACAAGTTGTTGGAATTGGTTCAAGTATTTGATGTGAATGTTGAAGAATTATAACATCAACATTCTCTTCTCTTTTTTTAACACATAATATAACAATTGTTATAATTTTAGTTTTCAAATGCTCTCTAATACTTTTTTTAAATACACAAAAAAACAGAATAAAAAAAAGGTGAGATGCAACTGCCATTGCAACCCACCAAGAATATGCAATACAAAAAATAGTATTTCGCAAGGAGAGGTGAAATAATATAATCCGATTGCACTTATAATAATATATTATTTATCTTTTATAAGTCTTTTCTCATCATTGTAAACAATAATATATTATTTATCTTTTATAAGTCTTTTCTCATCATTGTAAACCTTGATACCATATTCAAGGAAACCGATGACAACATCACTAACAGTTGTATCTTCATAAACTGCTATCAATTTCAACTTCTTCTTCAAATCATTATTGATCCTCACATTCAACATTGATATATCTTTACTCATTTTCAATCACCATATACTATTTTATTTATTGTTGCTTTTAATGATTTCCATATCAAACAAATGGAAAATTGTATTATATACTACAATATATATTGTATTACTCTAAATCATTGAGCAAACATTTATATATTACTTTAATGAAAGTATTATCAACGAAGATTGAAACTGGTACTGCCATACCAATAATCTTCGTATTCGCAAGGAGAGTGAAATTATGAAAGTTGATAAAACTATTTCTAACAAGTTCATAAGGGTCGATATGACCCCACAAGAGTACAGAGCATTTGTACAAATTCTCAAATTACAGAGGAAAGATTACAAAGGTGGTAAATAATGCCAAAGTCATTATATCCACAAAGAGATAATGCTACCAAGATTCGCAAAAGAGATATTAAAATCGTAACTTGTGTTTCATTGGTGTGGTGCATATCATTTTTATTTTTAATTACAATTTTTACAATTTGATTCCTCCATTAATTAATTAGTTTAGGAGCGATACTGGTGTCATAAGGGGCTTGGTTCGATTCCCCCTATCGCTCTTTGGATTGCTTGGATGAAACCAACCATTATTCTCCAAGCAATTCACAATATTAAAGGTGTTATATTAAGTGGGAGAAATGGTTGCCATAGATGGTCGGCAAGTTGGCTTTTACATTTTTTTCCAACTCCAAGTTTCAACACTTGGCTATGGCTTTCAATTGCATTTTTGATAATTAATGTAATCGTGATTATAAAAAACTTTCAAATTTGATTAGTGCAATTGAATGACTGATCCTATTCGGATTGGAAAAGTGGTAGTGGTGGAGAACACCATTATGCTACCATATTTTTTATAGAATATGAAAACTATTAAAAAATTAGATAATTTGATTTTCTATGAATACTCAACTGGTAAAGTTTGTATGAGTATTGAAATAAGAATTATTAAAATTAATGCAGAAATTTGACTAAAAAATTTATTATTTTATTATCTCAAACTTTACCCCCAACCTATTTGGTTGGATAGTGGTAGCAGTAACTCCGATGGATTAAACACAAATCTTTGTTCATATTGTTAAATCACCCCAAAAATTACTCATATAAATCAATTACCCCTTTTAAATTTAAAAGGAGTTACTGCTACCACTACCCAACTGAAATTGTAGTGGCACTTCATAATTTAGACCTCTCGTGCTTGGTCAAGACAGTTGATCCAGTAGGTGCAACTCCTACCCAAGCACTTTAAGGATGGGTTTTTGCTTATTTTCCCCATCCTTGAACAATTTTGTTCTAAACTCTATTCATAATATCAAACCTTTAAAGTAAGGCAACTGGTGTTTTCGTAGTTGGGTTCGATTCCCCTATTGCCTTATCCATCTTGTGTTAGTGAGTTACTGCACAAGATAACATTTAATAATAATTTAGTAGGAGATGAAAAAATGGTAGAATTATTGGAATCCCAGTCTTCATTCGATGAAGACAGAGTAACAATGAATACCTTTTTATCAAGTGTCAAATCTTGGCATAAGAAAACTGGTGTCCATTGTGGTGTAGAAAAAGTGTACATTAGTGAGAAAGAGGGTCAATTCGGTAAATACACCTTATTTACCTTGAAAATGTCAATCCTTGATGATATGCCAAAATGTCGTGCAAGGAAACTTGATGATGATGGCAAAGTTGTAATGACAGAGGACAATCTTGGTAATGAAGTTGAAGAAATTGAGATTATCGATGATGCTCAAGAAGTTACCTTTTTCCTTTTCTGCAATCACGATAAGGAAGAGGAAAATGTACTTGTATGTGGTGGCAACTCTGCATTAGCAGAATTTGTCAGACCTTGTTTCATTTCAAGTGGTGAAATCCCATCTGATTTTACTGGTGGGATCAAGTTTACTGTTGAGGAACTTGAAGAGGCACTTGATGGTTATGAGGCAATGATACAATGTGGTGTCAATAAGAATGGCAAGATGTATCCTATTGCAGTAAACCTTTAAAATGGGTTTACTGCTTTTTTTTTAAAGGAGTAATAAGTTATGGCAGTTAAAGTTACAGAACATCTTCAAATGGATATTAAACCAACTTCTGCCAAAAAGTATGATATTCTTACTATTCGTGGTAAGCGAACTGATATATTATTTTCTTCAGATAAGCAGATAACTTCTTTCAGTAAGCAGAATAGTGGGAAGAAAGTCATACAATACTTGGAAAAGAAAATCCGACACGATGACATCTTGGAACTTATGCGACAAGATGAGTCAAGTCTTGGAATGTCATCTGATGAGTATAAGGTAGAATATATTGAAAGGATATTATCTGACCTTGAAACTCTTCGTAGCAATGTCTGTGGGAATTTTCAAGAAGCCAAGCAAATCGCTAATGATGAGCAGTTAGAGATTGATGAAATCAAGCAACTTATCCAAATGGGCAGAAAATACCCACCACTATATCAACAATTCAGTAAGAGATGTATTGAGTTAGGTTTTACCCCATTAGAGTTCATTACTAAAATCTGTGATGGGTTAGGTGTTGGATTAACCATTGAAGTTCTTCGTGCTTTCTTTGGTTTCTTGCAAACCTATCTTGGCTATAAAGGAACTAATGTAATCGCAGTAGGTTCTCAAGCAAGTGGTAAAAGCCATATCCTTGAAACTGCCTTGAAATTCATACCACAAGAAAGAGTTCATTATGGTGCTAAAAGTGTGGCTTACTTTTTTAGAAAGTATAACCACCAAGACTTAACTGGGCATATCTTTTACATTGGAGATTTAGGAGGCAGTAATTCAGACCAAAATACGATTGATATGAGAGATTTACTGAAACAACTCTCTACTGATGGTTATATCGAAAGAGGTGTGGTGGATAACAGTAATGAAAATGTTACTGAAGAGCAATGGGTTAAAGGTTATCCTTGTTTGGCTTACACTACTGCTCACGAAGATATAATAAATGAGCAAGAGAAGAGTAGGTCAATCATCATTACCCCACCATTCGTAGACCCTATGGACTTGGTAACTTTCAAATCAATTATGAATAATCAAGGTTCATATGCTAATGAGATTAAACAAGTTGAAAGGGATACAGAGAGTGTTCAAGGATTAGTTCATTTCCTTGCAAATGAAAAAACCGATGTGGATATGTTTGACCTTTATATGTATGACATAGTTGAATACATCGGAACTATCGATGACTTCAATCGTAAGGTTGATGAGTTCAATTCTATCTTGAAATTGAGTTGTACACTTAACAAGGGCAAGTGTGTTTATCACGAAGAATATGGTGAAAAACATCCATTATTACTTGCAAGTAAGCAAGATGTAAGGACTGCACTAACCATCTTTGATAACAATAACAATTTGCTACCGAATGAGGTGAAACTCATAAATGGCATCTTCAGTAACTTCGATGTCTACAATGTAGGCAATAGCAAGTCTACTGCCAATTATGAAGAAACAGTAAAGTTCAATGTTGGCACATTAGAGGGCAGTAAAGATGTTGATTGGCTTTCAGAGAACACCGATGAACATCAGTATTTCTTCACTACAAGGTATCTCAAATCTGAATGTGGTAGCAGAAGTTGGTATCGTACTAATCGTAATGACATTGAGCAGAAGATTAGGAAGTTATATGACAATAACTACCTTATCTGCATTGGTGAGGATAACAAAGCACCAGTATATGCAATCAATGGGCATCTCTACGATGGTAGCAAAGTCAATAGGATAGAACCAAACTTCAGTAGGGATAATCTTGAAAAAGGTAAGGAACTGTTATTAAAGAACTATCGTGGAATAGAAGATGAACTCCAAGATTTCATAGATGAAAATCGCAAGATAACCAAAAAGAGCGAACTCTTTTTTGAAACACTTATGAAATCTGATCCGATTTATGATTTAGGTTGGTTACAATGATAATTGATGGCAAAGTAAGTTCTTGGGAAACCATAACTCTTGTTGTTGAAACAGAGGGAGTTAATCCAGTAAGTGTAAAGTTACTTGGCAGAGATGACAAGTACATTTATACTCATATCAAAAAGAACTCTCCAGTTCAAGCAAGGAACATTTTCAGTAGGTTTCCGAAGATGGATGTTGAAAAGATTTTATACGATTTAAGAGATTCATACTTGATTTATTTCGTTAGAGGAGAGGTGAAATAATATGTTTGAAGTTAGTGATGAGCAAGGGAATAGGTTCTTTGTAGAAACTAA